AGAAGCCATTAAGGTCGCAAAAGAGTCCAAGGCTAGGAAGCCAGCGTCTGTAGACATTACGCGAGAAAGCATCATCTCTGATCTGGATGCAATCCATCAGTCAGCCATGATTGACAAGGACTACACGCCAGCCATTGCGGCCAAGAAGCTGCAAGCGCAGCTTATGGGCGTGCTGCAAGAAACTGTTCAAGTCACACACAAGATGGATGTGACGCGCATGACTGACGATCAACTGATGAAGCTGATTGCTTTGAAGTCAAAGCAAGAAGACCTAAACATGATTGACATAACCCCGACTGGATTGAGTCAGATTAGTGGCCCTGCAAGAACCAACGGTTAGGAAAATTCATTATGGCAACAAAATCAAAAGTAAACGCTGCGGGTAACTACACTAAGCCTGGAGTGCGTAAACAGTTATTCAACAGTATCAAATCGCGTGCCGTTCAGGGCACGGGTGCGGGAAAATGGAGTGCGCGTAAGGCCCAGCTTCTTGCAAAGTCGTATAAAGCCAAAGGCGGAGGCTATAAGGATTAGTTATGAAAAAACCACAACTCTCTCTTAAGAACTGGACTAAGCAAGAGTGGACTACAAAGTCTGGAAAGCGGTCGTCAGATACGGGTGAGCGTTACTTGCCGAAGGCAGCTATTAAGGCGCTGTCTCCGCAAGAGTACGCCGCGACGACAAGGGCCAAGCGAAAAGGCAAAGCTGAAGGTAAACAGTTTGTAGCGCAGCCTCCAAAGATTGCTAGAAAAACGTCCGGCTATAGATAGTTAAATTAATTGACCCTGCAAGAACCAACGCTTGACCAAGCTGCTGCGGAGGTAATACGCCGCCGTCAAGCGCGTGAAAACTTCTCAGACTTCATGACGTACATGCACGGCAAGTCCCCGCCGCGTCACATGGAATTTCTATGTAATAAGCTGCAAGACAAGATGACCCGAAAGGGTGACCGTCTGCTGGTGTGCTTTCCACCGGGCCACGGGAAAAGCACGGTGTCGTCGCTGTATTACCCAGCGTTCTATTTATCAAGAAACCCGACGCACAACATCATCACCGTCAGCCACACCGAATCGTTCGCGGAACAGTGGGGCCGTAAAGTCCGTAACATCATGTTGTCGGATGAGTACAAAATGCTGTTCCCAGAGATTGAAGTATCTGACGACAGCCGCTCCGCTGGCCGGTGGGACTTAAAGCAAGGCGGCTCGTATTACGCGACGGGCGTTGGCGGCACCGTAACTGGACGCCGTGCCGATATGGTGATCTGCGACGATTTGCTCAAAGGCGTCGATGACGCTGAGTCTCAGCTTGTCCGAGACAATATGTGGGATTGGTGGGGTTCTGACTTATCGACCCGTTTGAAGCCCAGCGGCGTGATGGTGATTATCGGAACGCGCTGGCACCTGGACGACATCATTGGTCGGGTCATAGCTGCTGAGAAGCAGAAGGGCGGCGACAAGTGGGACAAGGTTATCCTGCCAGCCTTGGCTAAGGAGAAAGACCCGCTAGGCCGTAAGGCCGGGGAAGCCCTCTGGCCGGAGTGGGAAAGCGAGATTGCCCTAGCCCGTAGACGGGCACAGCCGTCAATGACGGCGCGGCAATGGGAAAGCCTGTATCAGCAAAGCCCGGTCCTTGAGTCGGGCAACGTCATCAAGCGCGACTGGATCAAGATTTGGAACCAGCGCGAACCGCCTAAGTGTGAGTTCATTCTTCAAAGCTGGGACACGGCTATTACGTCCAAGAACAAAAGCGCGTTTTCGGTTTGCCTGACGTTTGGCATCTTTACGGAAGATAAGACCGATTTGCCGTCGATTATCCTGCTGTCTCGCTGGCGCGGGCGGGTGGATTACCCAGACCTGCGTAAGATGGCCCAACGGCTGGCGACCCATTATTTGGACGACAACCGGGAAGTCCCAAGGATGGGTAACCAACGCAAGCCGCCGGACATGATCCTGATTGAAGCCAAGGCAACGGGTGAGCCTTTGATTGCTGACCTGAACCGGGCGGGTATTGCGGCGACACGGTTCAATCCAAACAAGCACGGCGACAAGAACGCCCGTCTTTTGCTAACTACAGACATCTTTGAAAACGGTCGGTTCTACGTTCCCGGTCAGCCACCAAATTACACACTTCCGAGGCGATGGGCCGAAGAGTATGTAAATTCTCTGATGTCGTTCCCGGCTTCAGATTCCCGAGATGACGCCGACGCGACCAGCCAAGCTATCATTCGGATGAAGACCAGCGGCTGGATTAAGAATAGTCTTGATGCTATGGAAGAAGAGCCGTTCCGAGTAACGGAACGTGCAAATGGGGCACTTTACGGTTAGAATACCCCTCCTCTTGTATTTTTAGGCAAGTCTGCATGGCCATAGATCGAGCGACAGCTTCTATACTTGGCTTGAATGATATTACCGGCGGTGACGCTGGTGGCGAAGATGTGGCTGTTCCTGAAGACGATTTGACGTTTGCCGATGGCGCGTCGATCACTCCCGACGAAGATGGCGGTGAGACTATCGACTTCGCGCCCGAAGATAACGAAGAAGGGCCTGTCGCGCATGACGACAATCTTGCTGAGTATATGGAGGACAGCGACCTTCAATCTCTAGCCAACGATATTCTTGATTACGTCGATGAAGACCGCCAATCCCGTTCTGATTGGGAAAGTATGCTGTCTCAGGGTCTGACGTATCTCGGCCTAAAGATTGAGGATCGGTCTATTCCGTTCAGCGGCGCGGCTGGCGTGTTTGACCCCATTTTGCTGGAAGCCGTAATCCGCTGGCACGCGACCGCCAGCGCCGAACTGATGCCAGCCAGCGGCCCCGTTAAGACCCAGATCATTGGCCAGCCAACGCCGGAAACAGAAGCTCAGGCTTCCCGCGTTAAAGAGTTCATGAACTACTACTTGATGGAGGGTGCGCCCGAGTGGGTTGAGCAGAACGACCAAATGCTGTTCTGGCTCCCCCTGGTTGGCTGCACTTTCAAGAAGACCTACCAAGACCCGATCCTGAATCGGGTGGTCAGTCCCTTTATTCTACCACAGGACTTCGTTGTTTCGTTTAGCACCGACGACCTAGAAACATGCCCCAGGGCCACGCACATCATCAATATGTCCCCCAAGGACATGAAGATGCGCCAAATTAGCGGTTTCTACCGCGATGTGGAGCTAAAAGAGCCTGACTATCTGGACGACAAAAACTCGCCCCTGGATGACAAATCTACCTATACCCAAGGGCTGACCAAACCGACCGATTCAGACGAAGCACCTTACGAGGTCTACGAGTGCCACATTGACCTCGATTTGGCCGGTTTTGAGCATAAAGAAGCCGAAGGCGACGAGGACGAAGAAGAGCCTACAGAAACCGGCTTGCCGCTGCCTTACATCGTCACGGTCGAGACTGGCTCCAAGAAGGTTCTGTCGATCCGCCGGAACTGGAAAGAAGAAGACCAGACTTACTCCAAGATTCAGTATTTTACACACTTTAAGTTTGTCCCCGGTTTGGGGTTCTATGGCATTGGCTATGCCCATATCCTGGGTAATACGGCCAAGGGCGCGACTTCTCTGCAAAGACAGATGATAGACGCCGCCACCCTGGAGATGTTCCCAGGGGGCCTAAAAGTGAAGGGTATGCGGGGTGACGATAACAACGTCATGATCGGACCCTGCGAGTTCCGCGAATTGGATACCGGCGGTATGCCGATCCAACAGGCCATTATGACGATGCCCTATAAAGGGCCGTCACCTGTGTCGATGGAGCTTTGGAAGGCTACCCGTGAGAATGGGGAACGCCTGGGCGGCATGACTGAGGTAGCGGTTGGAGAAGGCCGTCAAGACGCCCCTGTAGGCACCACAGTGGCCCTTATGGAAGCCGCTAACCGCGTGCAGTCTGCCACCCTCAAAGCTGCCCACCGCGCCTACAGGCGCGAATTTAAACTAATTGCCGCCCTGTTTGGCCAGTTCCTGCCGGAAGCGCCATACCCCTGGCCGGTGGCCGGTGGTCCCAATATGGTCATGAGGGCTGACTTCTCGGACCAGATTGACGTAATTCCCGTCAGCGATCCCAACATTACGTCCTCTGCCCAGCGCATGATGCGTGCCGAAGCCTTGCTCCGGTTCGCCACCCAAGCCCCGGCTTTGCACGACCAATATCAGGCTTACCGCCAGATGTACGTGGAAATGGGCATAGACGAAAAGCGGATTACGGCACTTCTGCCTCCCAAGGAAGAAGCCAAGCCGATGGACCCGTTGAGCGAAAACCAGAACTTGTTAAACGGCAAGCCGGTCAAGGTTGGCGCATACCAAGATCAAGATGCCCATATCGCCGCTCATACGGTTTTGATGCAGCAGAAGCCTGAGTTGGTAACGGTCCCGGCGCACATTGCCGAGCATGAAGCCGCCAAGATGCGAATTCAAGTTGAGCAGATTCTGGGTCAGGCGCTTCCGCCCGAAGGCCAGCAGTTGCCGCCTGAAGTTGAAAACCAGATTGCTGTCTTGGTTGCCAAGGCAATGCAGCAGATTGCTAAACCGCAGGGTGGCGAAGACCCCACCCCCGGTCAGATTGCTATGGAGCAGCTTAAAGTCGAGGCCGCGAAGGTCCAGGCCAAGTTGCAAGAAATACAAGCCAACACTAGCAGCAAGGCGTTTACGGAAACGCTCAAGCTCAAATCCAGCCGCGAGGACCGCCTGACCCGTGAGCGTATTGCCATGTTGAATTACGAGAAAGACAGGCAGAAACAAATTTCCCAACCAAAGACCTTCGGGACAAGGAGCAAATTCTAATGGACTCAATGCGCCGCAATGCTCAGAAAATGATGCCGCACGTTATGGCTCTGAATAAGAAGCCGACGATGGGCATGAAGAACGACCGCCAACCAGCCCCTGCTGTTAGCAAGCTCGTTGCCTTTGCCAAAGGCGGCAAGGTTATGGCTAAAGGCGGTGCCTTCAACATGAAAGCCGAAATGAAGGCCGACATGAAGCAGGACAAGGCGATGCTGGCGCGTCACAACAGACTTATGCACCCCGGCCAGAAGTCCAAGCTGGCGAAGGGTGGAACCGTCGCTACCGATAAGAAACCAGCTTACGATAAAACTGATGAAGACGCATTCTACGCGGCTATGAAAGCCGAAAAATCGTTCCGTAGTGCCTACGGAGATAAGGCAAATAAGTCTGTGACAACCACAGGTACAAGTGTCGCAGCCCAGAAACCTATCCGCGCCAGCAAAAAACAGTCGGATATGGGGTTGGCAGACGACGACACCTATGAACGCTCAAACAGGGCGGAAAAATCAGCTAAAAAGATTCTCGACGGCTACACTCGCGGCGGGATGGTGAAGAAGTATGCTGATGGTGGGGCGGTTAACCCGTTTGCAAAGAAGTTTGAAAAAGAACGCGATGAGCCTGTGAAGTCGTTGAAGGGTGAAGAGCCTAAAAAGGCTTCTGCCGAAGAGAAAAAAGAAATGTCCGTTAAGCCGCTCGTTAAAAAGGCAAAAGGCGGCAAGGCCAAGGGCGACAAGAAGAAAGTCATGGGCACCGTTGGCGAAGCTAAGGCCGTAATGGCTGCTTTGCAGAAAGCCCGTCGTCCTGCGACCCCGATGCCGGGAACCCGCATGGCTGGCCTTGGCATGGCTCCCCCGATGGCTCCGCAGATGGCTCCCCCGATGAAGCGCGGCGGCAAAGTCATGAAGAAGGCCGCTGGTGGCGCTGCCAAACTCCGCAAGAAGTCACCGATGCCGGATAAAATTAGAAAAGTTCCTTATGTAAATGGAGGCTGATATGTCGCGCCCCGTAAAAGACATTCGTCTAAAGCCGAAAACAGTCAAAAAGGGCAAAGGCAAATAGTTATGCCTGTCGTTAGTAAAGCCCAAAATCGGTTTATGCGTGCAGCAGCTTCCCGGCCAGCGATGGCTAGGAAGCTGGGCATAAAGCAATCTGTAGCTAAAGAATTTGTAAAAACGGAAAAAGGTAAGTCGCTATCTGGCTTGCCGGAGAAGGTAAAGAAAAAATGAGTGCAGACCTGCTGGCAAGGAAGGTCACGGTACGGCTAAGGGAAATTCGGGAAGACAAGATAAACGCACTCCGAAGATGCAAACCCCGCGCCCCGATGGTTGTCGAGGGCGCGGCGGTTCCCGCCGCTACGGCAGAAGAAATCGCCTTCTTCGCAATCGACACCAACGCAACGATAGACGCGATCAACATGCTCATGTCGGTTGTGGAGGAAGAGTACAAGAAGCTGATAAACCCCGAAGAGCCGGGGACTGAAACCAACCAACAGGCAAGGATTAATTATGGCTAAGGTAACTGCACTTCCATATGTGGAAGAACACGAAGTTAAAGACGCCCAAAAACTGATTGACGATCAGTTTATTGAGCTTACAGGCAAGAAGTTCGGCTTCCGTCCGGCTGGGTATTACATTGCGGTCAAGATTTACGTCAGGGCAGATGAATTGTCGATTATCGACATGCCGGACGGTTCAAAGAAGACCCTTTGGACAGCCCCGATTGTGCAAAAACAAGACGCGCTTGAATCTTGCAGCGCCCTTGTTGTTGCTATCGGTCCCGGCTGCTTCAAGAACCGCGACACTGGCGAAGCCTGGGCCGATGGCCCGACTTGCCGCGTAGGCGACTGGGTAGCTATCCCCCGCGCTTCAACGTGGCTCACCAACTGGCGCGGTGTGGCGATTGGCGTTCTGCCGGATGACAAGATCATTGGAACGGTAGAAGACCCTGCCGATCTTTCCTCGGTTTATGTTCCACCCAAAGTATAGGCAAGTAGCATGAATATTTTACCAACCAAGCTGTATGCAGCGGAGGGCACGGGTCAGAACCCAGCCCCCGAGCCGCAGACTCCTCAAAACCTGACTGGCGAAGAGGAGTTTAACGATGAAGAGATTGAGCTTTCTGAAGAAGGCGGAGAAGCTGAAGCCGCTGAAGCTCCCGAAGAAACCGAAGAGACTAAGAAAACCTTCAAGCGCCGTGGCCCGAAGCGTTATGCAACGCTGACCCATGAGCGTGATGAGGCCCGTGGCTACGCAAATCAGCTTCAGGCCGAGCTTGAGCGTGAACGCCAGCGTGCATCTGAGTTTGAAGCCAAGGCTAATGAGGCTTCTAACGTAGCAATGCACAGCTACGCGGCTAAAGCTGAGTCCGATTTGCGTGAGGCGCGTGCTTTTCACTCTTCATCTATTGAAAGCGGTGATCCGGCCAAGATCACCGAAGCCGCCGAACGGCTTGCATCTGCTAAATCGACGATGGACGACGTTGAGGCTTGGAAGAAGTCTGAGAAAAACAAGCCAGCCGAGCGACCCCGGCAGCAACAAGCGCAACAACAGCCTCAGAATATGCAAACTCCCGAACTTCCGCCCGAAATTAAGGGTTGGATGATGGAGAATCGCTATTTTGATGCGGTTCAGCGCGATAATAATGGCGATGTGGTGTTTGACCGCGCTGGCAAGCCGGTGGAAAACCCTGATTACGACGATGATATGCACATTGAAGCCACCATGTTTGCCACAAAGCTAGAACGGCAGATTTCAAGTGGTCGTTTGGACTATAAGGTTTCTTCACCGGAGTATTTTCAAGCTGTTGAAGAGCATATGCGTCAACAGTTTCCCGATTACTTTAGCGAAGAAGAGCAGGAACAGCCCAAAGCGCAACCGAAAAAAGCCTCTCCCGTCGCGGCTCCTACTCGGTCAATGTCGTCCGGTGGACAAGTCAAAAATTCCACCAAATTTAAGCTGACGGGCGACCAAATTCGGTTTGTCAAGAAAATGGTTGATAACGGCGGTGGGCCAAAATACCCACAGGGCCATCCAAGTCAGTTTAGGCCGATGTCATTTGATGACGCTAAGGTGAGCTACGCTCGTCGCCTTATGAATACAAACAAGACTTAAAGGAGACTCATCATGGGTCGTAAACCACGTAATTCTGAAACCCGCGAAAGCACGACACGCACTGCGGAAAGCCGTTCTGCCATGCGAACTACTCACCAATCTCGTTTTTACATTCCGCCAGAGGTTATTCCCAAGACCATGACTTATGCTTGGGTTGCCATCACGTTTGATAACGCTGGCACGCAGAACAAAGACAACTGGAACCAGAAGTATCGCGCTGGCTGGACCCCGGTTCCTCGTGACCGTCACCCTGAGTTGTTTCCGCCCGTGCCGAACATTGGCTTTGGCTCTGACGACAACTCTTACATTGATGAAGGCGGTCTTATTCTTTGCGAAAAGCCCTCTGCTGACGTAAGAAGGGATAAGGCTACCCTTGAGGCTAGATCAAAGCAGTTGATGAACGGCACGCAATGGACACAGGCCGCTGGCTCTAATCCGTTTGCACAAACAATGCCGCGTTTTGATGAATCTAAGACTGAATTTGGCCATAAAGCCGAGTTCAAGGAGTAAGTTATGGGGTGGCTGGGGTTAAAAAGCCCCGGCCCACCTTTCCCTTGCCGGAGTGTGTGATAGGGGCCATTCCTGGCCACCCCACCACGATACGGGCTTACATAAGGTTCAAATCGTGGTAATCTAGGTCGTTATATCGCTTCCGCAATAGCGGATTATCGACGCCAATCACGTATTTGGCCGGGTGCAAAAGCACCCGTTATCGACGGCAGTTACGTTATCTGCTCCGGCCACTGGTAGTGGCAATCAGTAAAAAACCCAGGTTTTCGCGCTAATAATGGCGCATCTGAACGGAGTATATAACATGTCTTACGGTGCATCTGGTGGCGCTGGCCTCCAGCCGCTTAACAGCGGTAACGGTGTTACCTTCAATGGTATCACTAATCAATACAACATCCCGGCGACGGGTGGACAGACGATCTTCCAGAACGATCCCGTGGCGCTTTCCACGGCGGGTGTCATCATTCGCGGCGTTGCTGGTTCAGCAATCACTGGCGTTTTCCAGGGCTGCAAATATCAGGACACTTCGGGCGTCTGGCAGTTTGCCAACTACTTCAACGGCGCGACGGCTTTCCTTTCGGGCAACACCCCGGTAGCAATGGTCATCGACGATCCGATGGCGCAGTACACGATCACCGAAGGTGATGGTACGGGCGCTTCGGGCACTCCGTTGGCCGCGTCGGCTCCTGGCCTAAATGCCAACTTCCTGTACACGGCTGGCAGCACTCGCACAGGTATCTCGGCTGTCACGCTTAACAATTCAACTGCAAGCTCGGCTTCTGGCCTTAACATGCGGATCGTTTCTCTTGACCCCCGCGTTAATAATGCCGTTGGCGCGTTCGCTAACTGGATTGTTCAAATCAACAATGGCCAGCGTTCTGCTGGAACCCCGGGGCACGTTATTTAGTCCCGTAACGCTTTTGGCCTAGGAGCAAACACATGACTATTAATACCAGTTCAATCCAGCAACTTCTCCGCCCCGGTTTGGCAGAAGTTTTTGGCGATTATCCCATGTACCCTGCTGAGTACACGGAAATCTTCACGACCCATACTTCGGATAAAGCAGTTGAAATTGAAGTTGAAATGAAGCTGCTCGGCCTCGCCTCGATCAAAGGTGAAGGTGCGCCGACGCAGTTCCAGGACATGGGACAGCGCGTTATCTCGACTTACTACCACCGCTACACCAGCGTTGGCTTCATCATCACCCGTCAGGCGATGAAGGATAACCTGTATGAGTCGCAGTTCCCGCTTCAGGCGCAGTCGCTCCGTAACTCGATGCTGCAAAGCAAAGAAGTCAACGGCGCTTCGGTTCTGAACAACGGCTTCTCGTCCTCGTTCCCCGGCGGCGATGGTCAGCCTCTCTTCTCGACCGCGCACCCGATTGATACCGGCACGTTCGCCAACACGCCGAGCGTGCAGGTGGACTTGAACGAATCGTCTCTGCAAGACGCTATCGTAACCATCTCGCAGTTCCGCGATCAGGCTGGCCTCATCACGATGACGAAGCCGACCAAGCTGGTCGTTCCGCCGCAGCTTCAGTTCACTGCCGACCGTATTCTGCACTCGCAGTTCCGCACCGGCACCGCGAACAACGACATCAATGCGATCTACAACATTGGTGCCGTGCCGCAGGGTTATCGCGTCAACCACTTCTTGACCGATACCAACGGCTGGTTCGTTATGACCGACGCGCCGAATGGTTTGAAGCACTACGTCCGTGAAGCTCTTGAGACTGATGTGTTCACTGACTTTACCAGCGACAACCTGCTGGCCAAGGCTATCGAGCGTTATTCGTTCGGTTGGTCTAACCCGCGTGGTGCGTTTGGTAGCTCTGGCGCTACCTAATAGCCCTGGGGGTTAAATAGAGAATAGGGCCATCGTGCCGCAAAATGGTGCGGTGGCCCTTTTCACAACAAACAGTGAGGCGTCATTATGACAACTTTTTTTGACAGTGTAAAAATGGGGCGTGCGGTCTATAACCGCAATTCCGTCCCTTCTGCTGGGTATGCGGAGGACGAAATTTATGGCGTCCCACTGACTCAGACTTACGTTTACCAAGTTGGTACAGCGTCTACTTCTTTGGCCAGCGGCGTGTTCTATGCGTCGTCTGCCATTGCGGGTACGCTGACCGGCACGGGCGCTTTGGTTAGCGGCGGCGTTGCTACCTTTGACGTTCCGCGTTGCGTGTCCATTACGGCTTCCAGCAATATGTCAACGACGACATTTACCTTTCAAGGTACGGATGCGTATGGTGCGCCGCTTACCGCATCCATCATTGGCCCGACCGGCAATACCTTCGGCAATACTGGTTCTGTTGTTACTACGCTTTCGGCCTTTAAGACCGTCACCACGGCCTCGGCTAATGGTGCGGCCACTGGTCTGTTGGCGATTGGTAACTCTGATACCTTTGGCTTGCCTTATCGCCTTAATAACGTGGGCGAAGGTCTTGGTGCTTATATCAACGGTGGTTCGGCGTCGATTGCTCCGACTTACACCGCTGGCTTTGCCGCTACGGGCGTTGCTACGGCGACCACCGCTGATGTTCGCGGAACGGTTGCATTGGCTACGGCTGTGCTGGCTAACGGTTCCAGGTACATCACTTTCCAGACTGTTACCCCGAACGACGGGACTCTGGCTGGTGCCGATACCAAAGAAAATACGTATGGCGTAACGCCGTATTCTGCTTAATGTTAAGCGCCGGGGTATGGCCGTCATGCCCCGGCGTCTTTATTGACGGTAACTAGGCAAGGAAGTAACCCGTGACAGAATCTCATTTAGCTCAAGCAGCACCTACAGCGATCATGCACGCCCCGGCTCGTAAGGCGGTCAACATTATTGCTATGGGTTCAAGCCGTTCAGACTTTTTCCAGGCGCAGCTTATGGAAACGCGCCCTGAAATCCTGCAAAACGCGGAAACGTGGTGCATCAACTACATGGGCGCACAGATACGCTGCGACCGTATTATCCACGTTGACCCTGTTCACCCCTATTTGGGCCACCCTGTTGTCCGTGATATGTGCGAATACGCGCTGAAGGACAACACCCCGTTCTATACATCGTGGCCGCACCCCCGTTATTCCAACCATGTCGTTTACCCGTTCGCTCGGGTTATGGCTTCGTTTGGCGGGATTACCTACTTCAACACCAGCGTCTCGTATGCCATTGCCCTAGCTTTGGCTGATGGGTTTAACGAAATCGGCCTGTTTGGCTGTGATTTCTCGTATCCTGATGTGCATTTGGCTGAATCTGGCCGTGCGTGCTGCGAGTTCTACATGGGTATCGGTACCCAGCGCGGCGTCCGTTTTGCCGTCGCTCAGAACTCGACCCTGATGGATATGTACAACCACCAGCAGCCTTATGGCTGGTTTGTTGACCCGAACCAACCCCCAGGCATGGGCGGGAAGATCATGACTGCCCAGCAAATACTGGCGCACGAAGATCGTATTCGTAACCCGCCTAAACTGGCTTCTCAGTTTCAAGTGATACAAGTAGCTAGTCCGTCCGTTATCCAACCTATTGCGGCTCCGCAGCCGGTTATGGGTATGGGCGGGGAACATGCTATGTATAATGCTATGCTGGGAGGGCCACTCCCATTAACAAACGGCCATGACCCTTCTCTTGGAGTAGCAAATGCGCCCAGTAATATTCAGCTTCCCCACGCAAACGGCTAACGGCGTTTGCGCTACGCAAACGACTACAGCCACAGATCAGTCCCTTGTTCTTAATGGGTCGCTATCTAATTTTAATGCTGGTGTAACGCCCTTTGCGGTGACTGTAGCGCCCGGTATTCAACGGACACTTACGGTCACATCAACCGGCAATATCAGCACGGCGACCTTTACGATCACGGGCATTGATACGTCTGGGTATGCTGTATCTACAACGCTTACTGGGCCAAACAATGCTACGGCCACCACTGTGGCTGAGTTCTTCAAAGTCACAGCAATCTCAGTTGGGACTATTGCAACTAGCGCGTTCACGGTTGGTGTCGGTATTACCGGCACCAGCCGCTGGGCTGTGGTTGATACTTTCCAGAACCCAGTGGTTGTGACGGTAGCAATCAATACGGCCACAAGCGCGCCGGTTTCTATCCAGCACACTTTTGACCCTATTTCTACGTCCACGAACCCAATGATTATCTCTGCTACTGGGTTGACGACTGTTACGACGGCTACAAACCTTAACTACTCCGAAAACGCCACGGCTTATCGTGCCATCTTTGTTGCAACCGGCACGGCAACGGGCGCGGCTCAAGTCAACATTATCCAATCGGGGTACTAAACTCGATGGCCCGTGGCAAGAAAGACCAAATGCGCGGGATGACAGTTTCAGGCGGCTATAAGCTGTCTGTGGCTAAGGGCGCTGGTTTGACTGCCAAAGGTAGGGCGTCCATCAATCGGCGTACTGGAAGCAACCTAAAGCCCCCAGCGCCGAACCCCAAGAGCAAGGCCGACGCGGGCCGTAAGAAGAGCTTTTGCGCTAGGTCGCAAAGCTGGACCGGCGAACGCGGTAAAGCCGCTAGAAAAAGGTGGGCCTGTTAGATGACGCTTACCGGCACGTATGACTTTGGCGTAAACACCGAACTTGATAGCGTAATCGTTGAGGCTTACGAGCGTATTGGCCGTGAGGCTTCAGACCTGTCCGCCAATGACGTACAGAGTGCCATTCGCAGCCTTAGCTATCTATGTGCCGAATGGGCCAATAAGGGCATCAACCTTTGGGAAGTGACGCTTAACAGTTCAGCCCTGACATTGGGACAGACAAGCCTGACGCTGAACGCGAAGAACGTAGAAATGTTCCAAGTCTACCGGCGCACCACCAGCGGCGGGATTAACACGGATATTATGCTTTCGCCCATCAGTCGGGCGGATTATGCGTCTATCCCCAATAAACAGCAGCAAGCCCCGCCGACACAATATTACTTTGAGCGTACCATTACGCCGACAGTGTACTTTTGGCCTACGCCAGACCTATCAACCTATACGCTGTTTTATTACACCATGAACTTCACGCAAGACCCAGGGAACCCTACCAATACCTTGGATGTGCCCCAGCGTTGGTTTGATGCTATGGCGGCGGGTATGGCTGCGCGGTTAGCGGTGAAATGGGCACCCGAGAAGGCCGGTATGCTGCAAAGCATGGCTGATGTAGCCTATCAAGCTGCGGCTGCTGAAGACCGCGAAAAGGTGCCTACGGTCATCAAGCCGAGCATGTTGTATGGTAGGTACGCATGAGCCGGTTATCGCCGTTACACCGTCGCGCTAGGGCACCGATTGATATTGATGTCAAAAGCCCTCGCTCTGTCGCCGTTTGCGACGGCTGCGGTTTCTGGACGATGCACGGCCATTTGGTCGAGAAGAGGGAGTATCGCGGCGGGTCTGTGCCGGTTGGTACAAAGCTGTACGTCTGCGGCGTTTGCGACGACGTTCCGAACCCGTATTACTCCATGCTGGTCCTGCCGCCCGATCCGGTTCCGATCAAGAACCCCAGGCCGGAAAACCCCGCTCTTAACCCAGAGCCTATGCTATTTATCGTTGCGGATTATGACACGCCCATCATTACGGGTGTAAATCCGCAAGACCCAAGCAATGACGGATTTAACTTTTTAAGTGGGAATAACCCCACTTTAATTCCGGTGCCCTAATGCCAAACGTCCTTATTAGTGAATTGGATTTATCTCCTGCGGTTGTCGGGACTGACATATTTCTAATTCAACACGCTTCTGGCGCACCGGCTGAACACTGCACTGCGGCTCAGATGGCGGCCTACGTAGCCGCATCTGGCACGACTTATTTCGCCGGTACGGCGCTGTCCTTAGCAACGACCAACACATTTAACGTCACGACCGTTCCGATTGCTAACGGCGGAAGCGGCAAAACCACGGCCAGCGATGCCTTTGGTGCGTTGGCTCCGACCACCTCTTCCGGCGACATTATCTACCGCACTGCCGCTTCTGGCGGAAACGTCCGTTTAGCCATTGGCACCCCTGGACAAGTTTTGGGTATCAGCAGCGGTCTTCCTGCTTGGACAACCATTGCCGGTGTAGGCACGGTTACCTCGGTTGACGTATCCGGCGGCGGTACTGGGATTACATATAGCGGCGGTCCCATCACTGCGGCTGGGACTATCACCGCCTCTGGCACGCTTGGCGTGGGTTACGGCGGTACGTCTGCCACAACGGCGATTGCTGCTTTCAATGCGCTGGCCCCCACCACAACCTCTGGCGATCTGATCTACCGCACCTCCACCGGGAACGTGCGGCTTGCGATTGGCTCCAGTGGGCAGCTTTTAACCGCCAGCGGGGGCTTGCCGGTTTGGATAAGCCCGTCCTCTAGCGGCACGGTCAACTACGTAGATGTGTCCGGTGGCGGTACTGGCCTGTCCTTTAACGGTGGTCCTATCACGGCTTCTGGCACCATCACGGCAACTGGCACTCTTGGTGTTGGTTATGGGGGTACTTCAGCTACCACGGCTATTGCGGCATTTGGAGCTTTAGCCCCGACGACTACTCAAGGTGATCTAATCTATTACTTTGGCACTGGTAATACGCGGTTTCCAATCGGGTCTACCGGACAAGTTTTGACAGTAACTTCTACTGGGGCAGGAGCTAACCTGTCGTGGGCGACACCGACCGTCTACGGCACCGTCAAATACGTTGACGTTTCCGGCGGTAATACAGGGCTGACGTTCAACGGTGGCCCCGTCACGGCTTCCGGCACGATTACGGCCTCTGGCACGCTGGTTGTGAGTGCCGGTGGTACAGGCGCGGCTACGCTGACGGGCGTCCTCAAGGGCACCGGCACCACCGCCATCACAGCCGCAACGGCTGGTACGGACTTTGTATCCCCCATTGTTGCGACCAACTTTACGGCGCAACAGACGTTTGCTGGTGCGACCAATATCTTGGCGGCTGTATTCACAAACGCTGCTGAAAAAGTAACTGTTGCCACATCTGCGGCCACAGGCACGGTCAATTACGACATTACGAGCCAATCGGTTCTGTACTACACGGGCAATTCTACGGCCAACTTCATACCTAACTTCCGTGGGTCTTCTGGCAATACGCTGACTTCTATTCTTGCAACCGGACAAGCCGTTTCGGCAGTCTGGGCTGTGACGATGGGGACAACGGCGTTCTACAGCACAGCCGTTCAGATCGACGGCAGCACGGCTGGCGTAACACTTAAATGGCAAGGCGGCGCAGCCCCTACGGCTGGCAATGCCAGCAGTGTTGATGCGTACACTTACACAATCATCAAGACCGCATCTACGTCATTTACAGTGTTAGCCGCGCAAACTCAGTTCGCTTAGCGGGGCGCGTGATATGCCTGTAATTACAAGACGCGCCGTTACATCAGCCCTCGCTTACGGGATGTTTGCCAAGAAAGGCGGCACCACCGTCATCGTGTCCTTCACCGCTGGCAGTGGCTCGTGGCTGTGTCCTACGGGCGTGACAAAGGCTGACTACCTCGTTGTTGCAGGGGGTGGTGGTGGTGGCGCTAACGTGGCAGGGGGAGGAGGCGCTGGTGGATTCCGTACCGGCACTGGTCTGTCTGTAACGGCTGGCACTTCTTACACAGTCACCATTGGCGCTGGTGGCGCTGGTGGAATTGGATCAGATAGCAATAGAGGCGCAACAGGTTCTAACTCTGTTTTTTCTAGCATTACATCAAATGGCGGCGGCGGCGGCGGTACATTTGTTACAAATCAAACCGGCTTGTCTGGCGGTTCTGGCGGCGGCGCGTCTGCTGGTAACACCACAGGAGGAACCGGAAACACACCAAGCACATCACCATCGCAAGGAAATAACGGTGGTGCTGGCGTTGTTGCTATAACCCCAGCTTATGTTTCTGGCGGCGGTGGCGGCGCGACCGCTGTAGGTGGAACGGGTAGCGGGGCAACATCAGGCAGCGGTGGCGCAGGAACAGCATCTTCAATTAGTGGCTCCTCGGTAACTTACGCTGGCGGTGGGGGTGGCGCGTATGCTGCAAACCCAACTGCTGGGAGTGCTGGTTCTGGCGGCGCTGGTGGAGGTGGGGCTGGATCAGTTACTAGTGGCGTAGCTGGAGTGTCAGGAACTGCAAATTTCGGCGGCGGTGGTGGCGGCGGTTGGAATCTTTCTGCTGGGGGCGGCGCTGGCGGCTCTGGCATCGTAATCCTCAGCTACGTTGTGCCATCCATCCCGACCATAGCGACGTTCCGAATAACGGGCAGCATAGTAATTCCAACCGGCGTGACCACCGTGGACTACCTTGTTGTCGCGGGTGGTGGTGGTGGTGGGTATTGGGCTGGCGGTGGTGGTGGTGCTGGTGGGTTCCGTACTGGCACTGGGCTATCTGTAACGGCTGGCACTTCGTACACCGTGACCATTGGCGCGGGTGGTACTGCGACACCGGCAGGGTCTGCTGCCAACGGCAGTAACTCTGTTTTCTCGTCAATTACTTCTACTGGCGGCGGCAAAGGTGGCGGCAACGGACCATCTATTAGTGGTGGTTCTGGTGGTTCAGGCGGTGGAACTGGTGGAAGTTTAGGGGGGGCCGGTGGCGCTGGTAACACGCCGTCAACCTCACCAAGTCAAGGTAGTAATGGCGGTTCAGCATCAAGTGACGCAGATGCGTACGGCGCTGGCGCTGGCGGAGGTGCCTCTGCTGTAGGTGGCGATGGTACTTATGCTAACGGAGGCGCTGGTGGAGCCGGAACAGCATCTAGTATCAGCGGCGGCAGCGTAACTTACGCTGGCGGTGGTGGCGGGGGGCGAGACGATCCTGGCACGGCTGGCGCTGGTGGTGCTGGTGGCGGGGGCAATGGGGCGGGAACAGATGTTGTAGGATTTGCGGGTACCGCGAATACAGGCGGAGGCGGTGGTGGCGGTGGTGGTAGTGGTGGTGGAACGCAACAAGTTGGCGGCGCTGGCGGCTCCGGCATCGTGATTCTAAAACTAAACGCATAGGCAAGGACATGGTTACAAAGACATACATGATTCTCGGTATCGACATGGCGGTGAACCTGCTGCGCCCCGGCGCGAAGTGGGAGTGGACTGGCGGGGTTGGCTTTACGCGCTGGGAAGACCCGCGTTCGCAGCCGAGCCAGGAAGAAGTCATGGAGACGATTGAGAAGATCAAGGCGTTTGAGGACTCGATCAATACAATCTGGCTTCCTGAGCAAATTGCCGAGAAAGAAAAGAAAGAACAAGAGATTGAACAGGCGATGGCATCGTGATTACGCACAACCTGTTCCCAACGCCTGTATCGTTCTTTGAGCTAGACCGCGAGTTTAGCGAAGAGGAAACCAACTTCCTGCTGAACCTTGAGCAGAAGCCCAACGACGGCAACACGACCAGCAAAGAGCGTCATCTTCTAGATGATCCAAAGCTGGCTTCGTTGCGCGAGTTTATGGATGCTTCGGTTGCCTCGTACTTCAAAGAAATCTACAGTCCGAAGAACGAAGTCAGCCTCCGCATTACCCAGTCGTGGGTGAACTACACCAAGCCGGGGCAGTGGCACCATAAACACGCCCATCCCAACTCGTTCATCAGCGGCGTGTTTTACATTAAGGCCAACAAAGAGACTGACCGTCTTCACTTCTTTAAAGACGGCTACCAGCAGATCAAATTGCCGGTGGATCAGTTCAATCTGTACAACTCAGAAAGCTGGTGGCTTCCGGTTGGAGCGGGTGAACTGATCTTGTTCCCGTCCTCGTTTACGCACATGGTTGAGGCTGTAAAAGGCGAAGACCTGCGCGTTAGTATGTCTTTCAACACCTTCCCGGTTGGCTACGTCGGAGACGACGACACCCTCACCGGCTTGCACCTGTAAGGATCAGGCACATGGCCCATTTCGCTGAATTAGACGCTAACAACGTAGTCCTACGGGTCATTGTTGTCGGCAACCCAGACACCGCCGATGCAAATGGTGTGGAAAAAGAGTACATTGGTGCAGCTTTCTGCGAACGCTTGCTAGGCGGAACTTGGAAGCAGACTAGTTATAATGGTAACATTCGGAAGAATTATGCCGGTATTGGGTTTGTTTATGACGCTGGCCGGGATGCGTTCATCACGCCCCAGCCTTACCCGTCTTGGTTGATTAACGAAGATACGTGTCAATGGGAAGCGCCGATACCGATGCCTACCGATGGTAAAATGTACCGTTGGGACGAGCCGACCCTTAGCTGGGTAGAAGTTGAAGGAATGGTCTAATGGCATTTACAGCAACGCAGTATCTCTTTAAGGCATCTAGCGTGACGGCTACGACCGCCGCTACGGTTGGCAGCTATACCGTCCCGGCCAGTACCAGGGGTATGATCCTGGGCCTAACGCTGGCTAACAGCGCCACTTCAAACGCCATGAACTATGCCGACATTAACTTGAGTGATGGGTCCAATGCTTTTTCCGTTGCCAGAAAAACGCCGGTTCCTCCCGGTGGGTCCGTCGTAGCGGTTGGTGTTGAGAAACACGTACTGCCAACTGGCGGCTCAATCCAAATAATTGCGTATGCAACTGGTGGCCTTGATGCCATTGCCACTATTGTGGAGATAACCTGATGACAACCTTCATTGGCCGTGGGCCGGGGACTTCTCCGACCACAGACTTCTTTCCACTTAGTGCTTCTTTGCCGAGTGCGCCTGTAATTGTTATTTCTGCAACAATATCTAGTGCAGCAAATACAATTCATACAGCAGACGCGAAGGCTTACGACGTTCCGATTGTTTACGTTGCCAATGTCGGCGGCGTTTCTGGGGCAGTTGTATATCTGAATATGGGTGCCACGGGTGCCTCTCTTGCAACCACACAGTCTATTGCATTGGCCGTAGCAACGTCTTCATACGGGCTTATTCAACCCGGCACGCCCATCAGCGGCAGCGGTGTAGTTTATATGTGGTCTACATCTGTCGCTGGGACGTTTGCCGCCTACGGCGGCGTGACGCGAACTTACACAGCTTCGGCATAGGTGCATCATGGGTAATCCTATGACGCCGTTTGTGCCACCAGCAGCGGCATTTAGACAATCAACAGTTACGCTTTATGCTTCAGTAATGGACGCCAACCTTTCTGGGGGGTCTTTTTATGATATTTCTTCCCAACAAGCAAAAAACGAGATTTTTTATCTCTTAGGTACTTCCACAAATCTTGCCGGTTTATATTTGCGCTTTCCTATCAATACAGAAGCAAAAACATTCACTTTCCACAATAATATAACGATGGCCAGTTCAAGTATATTACTAGGATTAACTGCTTCAGGTTTTTCAACTTATAATAATTTATATTCAACAATAACGACTACATGGGATTTTTGGCCGCTCGGAGCGATAACAGCTACGACCAATGCTTGGCAGCGAACAAGTGCTACAAATATTGCTTATAATGCTAATTAGTGAAGATTAAATGCCCACAGCAATGACCTTCACCAGTCTGCAAGCCGATGTTCGCTCTTACTGCGAACGCGGCGGCTCGGCTGTTGATACGCAGTTCAACACCCAGCTTCCTGGGTTTATTAATCTGCGTGAGCGTCAGATTGCGCGTGAGCTTAAAATCCAGGGCTTTATCAATAACGTAAACACCGCGTACACAACGTCCGTTGGCGTTTACCAGAAGCCCGACCGTTGGCGCGAAACCGTCAGCATCAACGTCGGCACCAATGTCGGCACAGCGACGACGTTCAATACCCGCGTTACGCTCCTGCCGCGTTCGTATGAGTACATCCGCACATACTGGCCGGACGATACGCAGACCGGCACGCCCAAGTATTATGCTGATTACGACTACAACCACCTCATCTTCGTGCCGACGCCATCAACGACGTTCCCGTATGAAATCAACTACTGGCAGCTTCCGCCGTTGTTGGACGACACTTTGCAAACGAACTGGCTGACGGAATACGCGCCCAACGCCCTGCTTCACGGCACGTTGGTTGAAGCGTTTACGTACCTGAAGAACCCAGAACAATCCGCTGCTTGGTCCCAGGCTTATGACCGCGATATGGCGGGATTGAACAGCGAGGACTTGCAGAAGATTCTCGACCGCGCACAGAAAAGGAATACGGCGTGACCAGCTTTACACAAGTATTCGGCGGCGGAACGCTCGACCCAGCGCAGCCTAGCTATAAGTCTTATACTTCCACTTCTAACATTACGACCGTATGGCCGATTGAAGCCTCGACCAGCCAGAACGTGGTCGCGGCAATTAACGACATTAGCTTTGGCACCACAACTGGTTTAAGTCTCACGCTGCCTCCAGCCAACCAAGTCTCGGTTGGCTACAACATGCTGTTCAACAACGTAGGCACCAGTGCCTTCACGGTGCTGGCCAACGGCGGCGGAACGATCCTTACCGCTACCTCCGGCGCGGCATGGTCGGCATATGTAACCGACAACAGCACAGCTTCTGGCGCGTATCGTGTTTATCAAGCCGGTGCGGGTACGTCCTCGGCTTCGGCTGGTACGTTGGCCGGACTTGGCATTAAGGCAATCACCACAACGCTGAACCAGCAATACCCTGCGTTCACTGTTGCCGTAAGCACCCTCATTGAAGCTGACAAACGCGCCGCTACGGTCGTTTACACGGGCGGCTCTGGCACGTTTACGTTTGATCCGTTGGCTACGCTTACAACTGGCTGGTTTGTAAACCTCGTTAATCAAGGCACTGGTGCGCTTGTTGTCACGCCGCCGAGTGGGACTATTGATGGTCAACCTACAAAGACCATGAACCCTGGCGATAGCTGCATTGTCACGACTAACGGTTCTGCTATGTACACCGTTGGCTTTGGGCAGAGTGCCGTTTATGCGTTTTCATTTATTACAATCAACCTTGGCGTTGGATTTAGCGGCGATTACACATTAAGCGGCTCACAGCTTAATAAAACAGCCATTCAATTTACCGGAACTCTTGTTGGCGCGGTAAACATCATTGTTCCGTTTACAGCGCAGCAATACTGGGTTGATAACTCAACGACCGGCGGCACTGGCTTTGCGTTCCTTGTAAAGACATCAACACAATCCGGGGGCGCGGCTGTTACTAACGACGGCACTAGCCCAAGACGCGAAATCTTGTACTGCAACGCGACTATTGTAGTAAGCGCCGATACAACCGGCCTTAGCACGCCGTTGGGCATTGTTGACGGCGGCACGGGCGCGACAACGGCCAGCGGGGCGCTTGTAAACCTTGGCGGCGGTACGGTTGGTATCCCTGTATTTCAGTCAAATACGACGGCCTCGGCTCTTTCTTTGCTTGGCGGCGGTACGGTTGGTATCCCTGTATTTCAGTCAAATACGACGGCCTCGGCTCTTTCTTTGCTTAATGCGCCAAGCACTTTAGATGCGTTTACTTATGTTCAGATGTTCAGCTAATGGCCGATCTAGTTCCCTTAAAGATAGCTTCACAGGCAGGGTGCAAGCGCGATGGCACGCTTCTGGAAGGGGACAACTATGTCGATACACAATGGTGCCGCTTTCAGTTACGTAAGGGCTTGCCGCGCAAGATGGGCGGATACCGCCGTCTGACGGCTGAACTGTCGGGCATCTCTCGCGGCCTTAATGTCTTTAACAGCGATTTAAATACGTATACCCACACTGGCTGGTCTGATGGTTTGGAGCGGTTCTTGCTCGACCAAAACGGCAACGTGTCGTCTATTTCTGACAGAACGCCGGTAGGCTTTACGGCTGACGCAAAGAACCTTTGGCAGTTTGATACTTTGTATAGTGCGGCAGACGTAACTTCTGTTTTACTTGCACATGCCGCACCAAATTTAGCTGACATTGCTGCAACTACATCCGCGCCGGTTTATTACGGAGACGTTCTAGGCACAGGCGCATTAGTAGCGACAACATCACCTGATGTATCTGGCGGCGTGATGTCTCTTGGAGCTTTTGCTGTTAGCTTTGGAAATGATGGTGTTATTAATTACACCTCAGACAGCACCCCTAACGATGTCACCGGAGTTTGGGAAAGTGTTAGGCCAACAGCTTCAAAGCTAGTGTATGGCCTCCCCGTTCGTGCCGGTGCTGGCAACGGCCCCTCCGGTTTGATTTGGGGAATTGAAGCCTTAATACGCATGACATACGTGGGCGGGACTGCGACGTTCAACTTTGACAACATCACCTCGGCCTACAGCTTGTTGTCATCTCAGTGCATTATTGAGTATGACGGCATCTATTACTGGGCTGGCATAGATCACTTCTTGAGCTTTAACGGTGTTATTCAGGAAGTTGAAAATGGCATGAACCTTAACTGGTTCTACGACAACCTAAACTACGCTCAGTCGCAAAAAGTGTTTGCCTTTAAGATTCCGCGTTGGGGTGAAATCTGGTGGTGTTATCCACGCGGCACAGCCACCGAATGTACCCATGCCGTGATCTATAACGTCCGGTTATCGCGCATCTTAGGATATGCGGTTTGGTACGACACAGAGCTTCCGAATAACGGTCGTTCTGCTGGCCAGTTTGCGCGTGTTTTCCGTTCGCCGCTGATGACGGGGACAGACGAAGTTAAGGCCAAAGCTACCGTGACCTTACAGGTCACGACAGCCAGTACATCTGTTTCAAATTACAACGTCGTTCTTAATGGCGCGACCGCAGTTAATGTTACAGCGACAGCTAGCGGCTCAACAATTACAACGGCAGCAGAAATAGCGGCTGGCGCTTATACAGGTTGGATTGCAACCCAGAACGGTTCGGCTGTTACCTTTGTTTCTATTACTGAAGGCGCAAAGACCGGTTTATACAGTTTGGCCCAGTCTGGAGCCGCCACCCCAGCCGTAGGGGTGTTTGCGACCGTTTTTTCGGGCGCATCAAAGTACAAACTCTGGCAGCAAGAGTTTGGCACGGACGACATTGACGGCAACGACATTCTGGCCATCCAGTCGTACTTTGAAACCAACGCCATCTGGCCAGCCGAGATGCAGGACAGCAGCAACCGTGGTCTGTACGTGGACTACTTTGAGCCTGACTTTGTGCAGTCTGGAGACATGACCGTCCAAGTCACCGGCTCGTATTCCAACGCCCGTGCGACCCAGGTCACCAGCGACCCCGTATCGTTCCCCGCGACGGCTACCTCGGCGGAAGAGCAGGTTGTGTACATTCGTGAGCAGCGCCGTCAGATGCGGTTTAAGTTTGAAAGCAACGTCACTGGTGGCAACTACGAGATGGGCGACACGGTTGCCCAGGTCAGGCCAGCCGATGGCAGGATCACCTCGTAATGGGCACCCATGTCATATCCCCCCAGGGCTTGAACGCCGTGGAATGGACCGGGGCTATGGCCATGTATATGGACAAATTCGGTACTTTGCCGTCTATCCAAAGGCCGGAAGACTGGAAAATCTGGGGCGCTGCCGCGTTACTTTTATCGTCCTTAAATGGTATAGTTCTGCCAAATCCCTATGACTTTTCCGACTTTGAGACTTGGGCGCAACGCTTTGTAGAAATATTAGCGAGTCGATCATGACAATGGGTTTAGTACACGCGGCAAGGCAGATTGAGGCGCAGGGGCGTAACGGGGATAAAAACCTCGTTCATATGTCCGATAGCGAAATTGGTGCCTTAGACCATATGCAGGGTGGGCCGAGCTTTAACCCTGTCACGGGCCTTAGAGAATATAGCTTCTTGTCTAAATTGCTTCCTGTAGCTCTTGGTCTAGGTTTTAGCTTTATCCCTGGACTAGGCACAGTTATTGGCTCTGGCATTGGCTCAGCTATTGGAAGAGGTCTTCAACAGGCCGCTGAGGGTAAAAAGTTTAATCTTGGCCAAATCGTTAAAAGCGGTCTTATAGGCGCTGGTGGCGCATACGCTGGCCAAGGATTAACAGGCGGAGGTTGGAGTCCAACCTCGGGGTTTGATAAAGCAAAATTGGCAGCTAATTTTACTAGTGCGGTTCCTGGGGCTGCTGCTCCTGTTGCAGAGGCCGCGACAAACGCAGCCGTTTCTGCTCCTGTTGCAGGTGGGGTTGGGGCTACTACTCCTGTTGTAGATGGGGCCGGGGCTGGCTTTTCAACTGGAGCAATTCCTCGCGTTGCTACGCCGGTAGGTGGGTTTGCCGCTACTGCGCCTCCAACAGTAAGTGTTTCTCCTGGTTTTATGAATGGATTGCAGACGCCATCATATGCTGTGCCGGTAAGTGGGTTTGCCGAGGCTGCTCCTGCTGCTGTTCCTAAAGATGTTGGTTTCTTCAAAGAACTTGCAGCAAATGTTAAACCAATAGCCCCACAACTTGGATCAGCCGCTGCTTTAACTTCATTTGATAAAGAACCAGAAGGTCCGTATGTACCGATTTCTGAAACTCCATTTGACCCGACTATTAGAGCAACTGATTATCTGTATGGGGTTGGTAGAAGGGGCGCTTACAACCCACAAACAGGGACGTTTATGCCACCCCGTTCACCACGGAATCCTACAGACGTTTATAATGAACAAATGACATATGCCGCAGACGGCGGTCGCGTAGGCATGGGTCTGCCTCAGTCTGCCGCCATGCCGCAGCTTATGTCTCCCGCGCAGTTTGGCTATCTGAACTCCCGTACCGGCGGCAGAATCGCTGGCCCCGGCGACGGCAAGAGCGACGACATCCCGGCGCTGCTTTCAAATGGCGAACATGTAATTGACGCCGCTACAGTCTCAGACCTCGGCAACGGGGACAACGACACCGGCCAGAAGCGGCTTGAACAAATCAAACACAAAATCCGCAGCAGTGCGGGTCGCAAGAATCCCCGCAAAGCCTCGCCTAAACAAAGAGGTCTTGGCTCTTTGTTAAATAGCGCACGGGCGTAGGAGATAGAAAATGCCTGATATAAATGGAAATTTGAGAAAAGGCGAAACTGCATCAACTGTTATTAACAAGCCGAGTCCTGCTGTTGAAGCTTGGCAAGGTGCGGTTTCTCCACTACTCATAAATCAAGCTACAAAAACGCCCGAAGTTTACGGTAGGACGTTTATTCCGCTTAAAATTACAGATGCAGACGGGAATGAAATTGATAATCCCGATCCAAATGCTGGTCGTTATGTATCTAATGACGACCCTTCCGCAGCGCCATATAAAACTAAAGAAAATCAACCACTAACGGCTGGCACAAACGCTGACATTACTAATGCTGGTCAGGCTATTCGTGATTTGCAAGGGCAACAAACTGGTACTTTCCAGAACGCCCAGACTGGCATTGGCAATGCTGCTGGCATGGACATTTACGGCGCTGGTGCGCCAGCTTATGGGCAAGCCGGTCAATACTACAACCAAGCCGCCGCTGGGAAGTCCGGTCTAGCCGGTCAGGGCCAGTTCAACGCCGCTACAGGTATGTTTGAGCAAGCGGCTAATACAAACACTGCTGGCCAATATCAGCCGTATGGCTCTGCTGCTACAAATTTGTATGGGCAATCCACGGACGCCTTGGGGTTGTCTTCGGCTTCGCCGTACCTGCAAGCGGCTGGCCAGTCTTCTGCTCAGAATATTAATCAGTACATGAACCCGTATAACGAGCAGGTAACAAACCGCATTGCTCAGCTTGGTGCGCGGAACCTGTCAGAGAATATCCTTCCGCAGATCAGTAGCGACTTTATTAAAGCTGGTGGCTACGGATCAACTCGCCAACGCGATCTAGTTGGTCGTGCGGCGCGAGATACGCAAGACTCAATTCTGGCTCAACAAGCCCAGGCGCTTCAACAGGGTTACGGCCAGGGGCTTACGGCTTCTGCTGCTGATTTGGGGCGGTATGGCAACTTGGCTGGTACAGCAGGTAGCCTTGGCACTCAACAACAGCAGCTTTTACAAGGCGCTGCGAGTGGTATTAGCGGCATTGGTCAGGCGGGTGCTGGTTTTGCTGGGTCTGATGCAGCGCGTCAACTTCAAGCTGGTCAGGGTCTGTCTACAATCGGTCAATCTAACATCCAAGCCAGCCAAGCAGACTTGTCGCGTATACTGGCGGCTGGCCAAGGTCAGGCCGGTATTGGCGCTGGACTTGGGAACTTGATGCAAGCCAATCAACAGGGACAACTTGCTGTTGGTGCGGCTAACATTGATCTTGCGAACGCTGCCGAAAACAGCCGTCTTAAGCAGATTGGTGCGTTGCAAGCTGTTGGTGAAGGTACGGAAAATAGGGAAAATGCCCTCATTGGTGCCAAAAAAGAAGCAATAGATACGTCTAATAATGCAATCATTAACCGAATTGGTGCAACTGGTAACGCAATAACGTCCGGGGGCCAAGGCGGCGGCACGACATCTAGTAACACTGTAATAAATAATAGTGGGTCTACTGCTGGTAAAATAGCGGGAGCCGCTGGAACGGTTTACGCCGGGGCTAAACTTTTAGAAAAAAATGCCAATGCCAACGGCGGTCCTGTTAAGAAAGGTCTTGGCGGCGCGATCAAGAAGGGTTCACTGAAGAAGGCCAGTTACGGCAAGCTACCGAAGCGTGGACTTGGAATGTTTGCGAGGGCTTCATAATGGCGTTCAATCCAATGCAGCAGCAGCAGTCGCCAGACATGCTGATGGCGATGATGACCGACCCCCGCGCTACGCCGCAGCAGCGTATGGCTGCAATGGCGGCATTGAACGCTATGAGGGGCGGGGCTAACGCTCCACAGCAAATTGGCGATATGGACCCCGCAGAGATGGGTGCTAGACGCCAGGAAATGATGGGCCAAGGGCCGGAAGAGCAGCCCGAAATTGCACAGCCCCAAGCCGCGCCGGAAGCGCCGCAGAACCCATCCACGGAAGCCCTGATGTCGGGCGCTGCTGATGCCAGCCGTGTAGCGGAGATGGCGCATGGCGGGGCGGTGAAGGGGTATGCGGGAAGTGGAGCGGTACAGGGTTATGTTCCAAACCCAATGATTAAACTTCTACAAGATGCCGAAGCTAAAAGACGCGAAGAAGCGGAAAGTAATATTCCTGTATCACAAGACTCAGACCCCTCCGGCTTGTACGCAGATATAAGAAAACGCCTTGCTGCTTCCGAAAATGTAGACACATCCAAAGACAAATACATGGCGCTTCTTCAAGCCAGCTTGGGCACGATGGCGGCTGCTTCGCAGCCAGGGGGCACGTTCCTTGGTTCAATCGGCCAAGGCGGTTTGTTGGGCGTTAAGCAACTGCAAGAAGCTAAGGCCGCACGCGCCGAAAGAGACATGAAGAACTTGTCTCTGCGCGGAACTCTGGCCGAGCATGAAGCCGCCCTGCAACAGGCTAGAACAAAACAAATTGAGGACACGGAAACTAAAAGACAGAATCAAGCGAACGAGGTTATTAAAGACTTAAAAGACTTTGATTACAAAACGTTTGCAGGTGATACGCAGGCTGATTTACGCCGTCAGGGTTTAGCTTTGCAAGAAATTTTTGGCAATCAATCTCTTTTATTGCGCCAACAAGGTTTAGCGAATCAAGATATTTTAGCGCAACTAGCCCTTGATAAGGCACCGAAAGGTGTAGCGCCTCCTTCTGTTGAAGCAGGGAAACAACTAGGAATACCTGTTAAAGACGTTTTTAATCCTTATGCAAAAATTGCTTCCCCTAAAGTTCAGGAAGAACTTTATCTAAATAACCAAAAATTATTTAACGCAACACAAACAAAACAGGCAGCAGTACTACAAGCAAATTCTAGCATTGCTTCTGATTTAGAAAGATTTAACGAAATTAACGAAAAAGATAAAACCGGACCATCAGTTAATTTTACAATAATTGGCGGTGTTAAGAAGTTTTTTGATCCTGAATTGCAGGAAGCCCAGTCTATTACAAATAGACTTGTTCCATTTTTAAGAAATGGTCTGCCGGGAGCGTCTTCAAATTTAGACGTTACAATGTTTAAATCTGCCGGACCTGAAATAATAAAAGACATGGAAGCTAATAGAAACAGGCTTGCGGCTTTAAATGCTGCTCTTCAAAATCAAGGTGAAAGAACTCAATTTAATAATGATTTCTTCACTGTTCATAGTCACATGGATGGAGCCGATAGAGAGTGGAAAAAATACTTAGAAGCAAATCCAATTTTTGACCACTCTAAAGGTGCAAAGCCTTACACGTTGAACGCAAATAGAAAAACTTATTCAGATTGGTTTAAAGAAAAAGAATACGGTCAAGACGCGCCTACCGCAGGTGCGACTCCTGTACCGGCTCCCGCAGGACAGCCAGCGGCTCCAGCGGCATTAATGACTCCTCCTGCTGAAGCTATTAACATGGTAAGAAATAACCCTAAACTTAAAGATTCCTTCATACAGAAGTATGGCCAAGATGCTTACATTTCAGCTATTGGTGGAATATGACAAATCCGTTTGATAAATTTGATTCTCCCAAAGATTCAAGTTCGGTGAATCCGTTTGATAAGTTAGATGATACAAAATCACCTGAAGCTTACAGGGGGATGATTCTTCCTTATTCAAAAAGCACAACTGGAGAAAAAAGTTTTGCTGTTCCAGGTTTAATCAAAGGAATTGTTGACCCGTTCATAAACGTTTACGACGTTGTTGGAAAATTAACAAAAGGACAACCTGTTTCCCAAGAAGAAATGGAAGTAGTTAGCCGTGAACTGCCAATGGCCTTAACAGGTATTCCTGGCGCTAAGACAATTACTCTGCCTTCTTCAAACAAAGTAGTTGGTGAAGCTTTAAAAGGCGCTAGTAATTTAGCCGCCTCTGCAATAAGGCCATTTAAACAAGCTATTGATCCTTTTATTGGCAATATTGAAAAAACAGCATCCCGTGCTTATGAAAGGTTAATACCTCCCAATGCAACGCAAGAAGAAAAACTTGCGATAGCTAAACAAATTGCACAAGGCGATCTTGAATCTCCGGCGACAAAGGCAGAACTTGAAATCTTGAAGCAAGCCCCTGGTGAACAAGCCGCGCCAAATCTACAAAGCATAGAAAGACCTGAAGGCGATATATCTGCGCCATTTAAAGCATTATCTGAAAAGAGAAATATACAAAAAACTGTATATGAAGCAGAAAGAGAAAATGCAGTTCGTGATGCAAATTCTGCTAATGCCGCTGCTAAAGCCGCTTACGATAATCGAGTAAGGCTTGGTCAAGAAAGCGCTAAAGTTTCAACAAATGTTAATTTAGAATTTGCTGAGAAAGCCGCTGCGAAAGTTGCTCAAGATGCTAATGAAGCAGCAGCGAAGGCCACAGCTATAGCTGAAGCCCAAGCAAAAGCTTCTGTTGGTAGCGTTGCCACTGGCACATCTAAATATCACGCAATAAATAAAACAGATTCTTCTGTAGAAGCTAGAAGCCGTATTGATGAATTAAAATCTAATGATTACGACACAAACGTAACCCCCGCATGGAACGCAGCAGGTAAAGTTGCCGTTAAGGGAGAAGCCCCCTCTCTTAAAAACATTGTGTTTAATGCTGACTCAAAAGATGCAACGGGAAAAACATTTAAAGAATCTATTGCTGATTATTCAGGAAAAAATCTTCTTGATAACGATAAATTTAAAGCGCCAACCAGTGCCTTAGATGAAACAGAACAATCTTATGTTCCAACAGCGATATGGAACAGAATTGCTGGTCTTTCATCAAAGAGCAATCTTGGTGAAGTTCAAAGCATTATGTCTGAGTTAAATACTTTAGCCAGAAATGCAGCAAAAAATGGTGAATCTAATGCTAATAGAATTTTAACTGGTCTGGCTAAAAAAATATTTGATGGCATAGATTCAAACAAAACTGTTGCTCCAGCAGACGCTTTAGCTTGGAAAGCTGCAAGAGATGCAACAAAATCTTATTATGATAAATGGGGTAATTTTATTACTGGCAAATACTTGGAAGATCAAAGGCTTGGGTCTGTTGCAAGTAATACTTTACAAAATTTTGTATTAGCTGGAGAAAAAGGTGCCGCCCCAGAAAAGGTAGCGCAACTTTTTAAAATAGCCACATTGCCAGATGGTTCTAAAGACCCAGCTATTATGAATGCGTTAAGCAAGTATCTTGGGCATGATTTGGCAGATCATTTGGGTGATGATTTTTCAAATGTTAAAGCTATAAAAGCTTGGCAAGAAAAGTTTTCTCACGTTTTAGAAGGTGATACTTCTTTAGGAGCAAAGTTTGATACCGTAAGAAGTGCGGTACAGACTGCTGCCGACGCGGCTCAAGCAGCTTCTGTTAAACAAAAAGCAATTCAAATAACTGCTGCTCAAAAGAAACTTATGGAAGTAGTACCAATATCACCGTCAATCCCTGTGCCTGTTAAACCTGCTTATGTTCAGCCGATTGAAAATATTGATAATTTAATTCCAAAAGATGTAACAAATCCAAAATCTATATATGGAAAAATGACTTCTATTCTTGAATCTACAGATGAAGATTCAATGCAAAACTTTGTTGGTCAATTAGGCGATGACGTTGATGCGATAACTGGAACAAAAAGAATTTTAGCTGATTTAATTCTTGATAATGAATCACCTCATAATTTTATTTTAACTAATCGTACTAAACTGAATCAAGTATTTAATACGCCAGAAGAACAAGCGTATTTATCAAAAATAGAAAAAGCTTCCTCTGATATAGAAAAAGCATCTTTATCTGAAACCCCTACAATTAAAGCCGCAAAAAACAAAGACATAGCTGCTCTTATGTCTAAAAACGGTTTTCTAAGTGCGCTTTTAGGAAGAGGAGCCGCTATTACGGCTAGAGTAGGGACTGGCATAGCTGGTGTCGTCTTGGTTCCTAGCATTGGCGGACCACTTTCTTCTATTATGATAGACGCCGCCGCTGGTGGAGTTAGTTCTTCAAGAATTGCAAATTTTATCTACAACTCTCCTAGAGAAAGAGTCCTTGATATAATCAAGGACGGCTTGTTAAACCCAGATAGAGCTAAAGTTCTTACAACTCCCATTAAACCGTTAGACTTTCCAAAAATTAAAAAAGCTTACGGGTATATGTTACCTTTATTGATTGGCAATATGGGGCCTTCAGAACCGTCTAAAGAACAACCTACCCAGCGTGTACCTCGCATAAATATTAACACCTCCCCTAAATACGCCGCCGGTGGCCCCGTTTACACGCATCCAGCCATTTCATCCATTCGCGCTAAACGCGCCATGCGGAGCATTGCCCGATGACCGACCCCACAGTCACGGAAGTGCGCCTTAGCCTCCATGAGCAGATATGTGCTGAACGCTATGGTGAAATTAAAGAGGTCTTCAAGACTATCCACAACCGGCTGGACAAGATCATGTGGGCCATAATGGGCATTCTAATTGCCTTGGTGGGCTGGCTACTGGCTAACGGCGTACCGTGGAAGGGCTAAGGGAAGACCTGATTGCCGAAGAGGGCATCCGGCTAAAGCCGTACCTGTGCCCAGCCGGGAAGACCACCATTGGCGTTGGCCGCAACCTGGATGACGTTGGCATTACCCAGGACGAAGCTATGGAGATGCTCGATAACGACATTGAGCGGGTTAAGGCACAGCTTGCCAAGGCATTGCCCTGGCTGGAAACCAAGTCCCCAGACGTTCAACGGGCCATAGCCAATATGACCTTCCAGATGGGCCTGGGGGCGCTGCTGAAGTTCAAGAAGATGTTGGCCGCCCTGCAAGCCCGAGACTACAATGCAGCCCGTAGAGAAGCCCTGGACAGCGCCTGGGCCAAGCAGACACCGCAACGTGCGAAGCGTGTAACTGATCTATTCAAGGAGGATTAAATGGAAACGACTAAATGGTATTTGAGCAAGACCCTGTGGGTAAACGTAGTCGCCGCTGTAGCCACCCTGGCCGGTGTGTTTAAGTTTGACCTGGGCCTGACGCCTGAAGTCCAGGCGACCGTGGTAACTACAGTCCTAGCTTTGGCTAACGTCTTGCTGCGCCTGACAACCAATACTGCTATTGCCAAATAGTGGGTTTCTTAGCTGCCATTAAGGCGGTCTTTGGGGCATTCGGGGCGATCTTCGGGTACTTCAAGGACCGCCAGCTAATCAACGCTGGCCGGTCGGAACAAGCCAATGAAAACGCTCAGGCTACGCTGGACACCATTGCTAAGGTTGCTGTTCCTATTACCGACGCTGACAGGCTGCGCGTCTGGAAGCGACTTGAAGCCAAGTATAGAACCAAGCCGGGTGTGTCTGATGATCCCAGCGCCGGACCTGACAAGCCCGACTAGGTGGATGATGGACTACGCGGTGGTGTGGTCTGAACGGCTGGGGTGTGGGTAAAATGAACTGGGGCGACATCTTAAAGGCCGTCATACCTGTCGTCGTCGCGGCAATTGCTTGGCTGCTGGGTGAGGTCAACGGCATGGGCATCAGAATGACCAAGA